TTCTTTGTTTTGCGGGTCGGGATACCAGAATGAATCTTTAAGTAAATTTTCAATCCGCGCCCGCAGCGCGTCCACAAGCCCCATCGGGGAACGGTCTATTATTTCCGCCATTTGTTTACACTCCTGCGTTCTGGCTTCTGCCAATTCTTATCGCATACACGCCCATGTTGCTGACCGAATGCCTGACATACCACTTGATGCCGTCCTTTGAAAGCTGGTCGCCGGGTTGCGGTAGGCGGCGCATATCTTTTTCTTTTATGAAAATAAACTGTTCGCCTTCCGCTAATCCCATCGCGAAAATCTCCGACATTTTTATAAGCGCGTCGTTGTCAAGGATAATGGGGACGCTGTTACCGTCTATATCAACCGTCTCTCCGAATTCATTTGTGTTGAAAAAAACATTGTCAATATCCGCGGCTACGGCGTCCTTAAAATCCATTACTGCGCCTGCGCTTCCGCGATTAACCGCTGGATTTCCTCCGCGGTTGTTTCGTCGGTAATCTTGTCGAGGATTCCGAGATCGACGGCCTTTTCAAGAAGCTGGTCCCTTTCGGATTTTTCGGGATTCTTTTTATCCGTCTTATCCTTCGGCTTTCCTTTGCCGCCGCCTTTCTCGGTTTTGTGATCTTCGACATTGGCGGGTTCCTCGTCGATGCCTACCGACTCAAGCCAGTGTTCCGCGATGCCCCGCTGGATTTCCTCCGCGGATAAATCTTTGATAACCGCGCCTTTCTGGTAAAGCTTCTTGTCTTTTTTGACAACGCACTTTGTAACGTAAACTTTAGCCATGTTTTTCCTCCTACCTTACCGTGGCCACAAGCCATGAATTCAGATTGCCGGGTTTCGGTATCGCGCGGGAGGTTACGAGGATTTCCGTCGTACCCGCCCTGTCGTCGTACCATCTCTCTTTGATGAATTCGCCGCTGACGGATTTTTTAACCCCGCCTTCCTGATAGTCAATCGCGCCGTATGCGAATTTGTTGCGCCTTGATTCGGGGGTGATTATGATCATCGAGTATTCGGGAATATGGCGCTTCATGGTCCCGGTTACGTCGTCAAAATACTTTGACCTCTGGACGTAAATATCGACAAACGGATCGCGCATGGTTCCCTGATACTGGGCGTTGCCGTATTCGGCGGCTTTCTCGGGCGCAAACCTGCCTTTCTCGGTCCGCATATTGTCGAGCTGCTTCATCCATTTTTCGTCGTTCTCAAGAAAGCTCCAGGCCTCGCGGCTCATGATGATCTCGACGGGATCAAAGCCCAAATCCTCAAGGGCGCCGCACCATTCCCGGAGATCTTCCATGATGTTGACGCCGGATTCTCCCCAACGGTCGCCGCCCAAAAGCTGTATTTTGTTCGGCAGGGAGTAGTCGATAAGCCGGTTCACGCCGTAACCTTCGACCTCGACAATGCCGTTAAACAGCATATTCGCGGTTATAATTTCGCGTAACTCGGCTACGGCTTCGATGCACTCAATGTCGTCTTCGGCTTCAAGCCTTCCCGCCCTCTCCTGAAGGGACGCGAACATTTCCGCGGGCATTGCGCCGTGGGGTTCTCCCGGCTGCCTTTCCGCCAGATCGTCCATGCTCAGAATTTTTCTGTGCTGGTACTTCGGCGTTTCGATTTCGGCTGATTTGAACTTGCCCCTTTCGGTTGCCGGCACGGTAAAACCTTCGCCTACAAAATGCGCTTTGGGATTTCCTTTGGTCAGATAATCCCATGTTACGAAACGGGTAGGGAGATAATCCGGCGAACCCGTCATCATGTACTGGCTCCAAAACCTCGGTTTCGGAAGTACGGTTGTTACGGGCGCGATCATCGTCCTTTGCGCGCCGTTCCTTGAAGTCGTGTCGTTGGTATTTGCCATTTATGACCTCCTTATTATCCCAACGGGAATGACGGTGTAGGCGGATAAGTCTTATTCGCCTCGATGTGGATCTGCCGTCCCCATGCCGACATAATAGCCGCCGGAGTGAGTTCGTCACCCAGGGCTTCCTCGATTTTGTTCCGGTTAAATTCTCCGGTTATTCCAAGCACCGCGTTTTCGGCTTCGTACTCTTCCGACGTGTCGATGTCGTACAGCAGAATGCCCATAATCGCCGTGCCGGAAACGGTGAACGTTTCCCCGTCCGTGCTTGTCAGCGGCGTACCGCGCTTTACGATTCCCGTACCGTCCAGTTTTACCGGCCTTGTCATTCGCGGTACGATTGTACCGTTATAAAGGTCGTCAACTTTTGACTGCGATACTTCCGGATTAAACAAATTACGTTTAGCCATTGTCGTCACCTCTCCTTGCTTTGTTATGTTCTTCAATGCGCCTTTCGTATGCGGACGCTTGAACCGTTTTAGGCGCGGCGGCGTGTGCCGGTACGCGCATGGAATTTACGTTGCTTGCCTGCAAATCCCTCTTGAACGCAGCGGCAAACTGCGCGGCCCCGGCGTTACCGGGAACCCCGCCTTTGCCCTTTGCCATAGCCCTGATGATGTTCCGGCTCATGGTTTCCGCCGACGCGCCGGATTTTTTCGCCGCCTGAATCATCGCCGCCATAGCGGGGGCCGCCGCCGCCATTTCATCTAACGCCGCCTGTCTGCCGCGTTCGGCCAAGACTCCCGCCTGATAAGCGGCCTGCGCGCTTGCGGGAACGGCGGTCGGTTCGGGGGCCGGGAACGGTTCGACAAACTGCGTATTGCAATCGGGACAGGTCAGCAAATAGCCTTCCTCTCCCGTCGCCTCGTCGGTTCCCTTTTCGGCGGTCTCGGTGTCGTAAGGGACATCGGCGCCGCAATTCGGACAGGCCGCAATCGCCGCTTCCGCTTTAGGTTCGGCTTCCTGCTGTTGCGGTTCCGTTGCGGGTTTCGCCGCGCCCCCGATGGGTACGGTAGGTTTCGTCTGCGTTCCGGCACTGCCGTCCGCATTCGCCTTCGTGTCCCAAAAAAATTCGTCTCCGCAATGCGGACATTCTATCGAGAAGATTTCCGCCCTTACGTTTCCGATATTTCCGGGAATACGTTTTGCCAACGCCGCCGGATTGTCGCCTTTCGGCGGTTCCGCTTGCGGTTCCGTCTGATTTGTTCCGCCCGCGAAATATTCCCCCGTCTCAGGGTTCAAATTCACGGCGCCGCCGCAACTCGGGCATACCATTTCGACAAAAACGATTTGCGTTTTTGGTTTCGGTTTGGCAGCCGCCTTCTGGTTTTTCTTTCTGTTGAAAAACGCCATAAAAATACCTCCGCTATGAGAATTTATTATTCCGGCAGTTTTCTCGGCTGCCATTTCATAACAAGAACAGTCAATCCGGTGTCCTTTGTAATTAAAGACGCCGGGACTAAGACAGGCCGCGACTTCAAGCGGCATCTTATCCTGCGGCGTGTAATCGTCTACCAGCCCGAACTCGATGGCCTGCGCCGCGTTAAGCCATGTGCCTTTTTTATTTTTACCGTCAAGAAGCGCGATTACTTCCTCTCTGGATTTGCCGCATTTTTCCATGTACGCGGCAAGCATGGGTTCTTTGAGCTGCTCCATTTCTTCCACAAGTTCCCGCGCGTCATGCTCGTTGATAGTTCCCGGATCGGTAAGCAGGTTATGAACGAACATCATGGCCTGCGGGGGCATATACGTCTCGTCACCCGCGCAAGCGATTATCGAACCGCCGGACGCGGCTATGCCCTCGATGTAAACTTTTATTTTTTCGGTCCGGCTTTTTAATTCGGTATATATCGCAAGGGAAGCGAACATATCCCCGCCGTGTGAAAAAATATGCACCTCGATTTCGCTTACCGGACCGAGCGCGTTCAAATCGGCGGCAAAACTACTGGGGGTTATTTCGTCACCCCAAAATTGAAGCGCGTCAATAATGCCGTAAATATCGACGCGCCCGACAGCATTGCCGCCTTCGGCGCGTATCTTTCTCATTGAATAAAACTTTGCTTTTGGTTTTTCTTTTTTTTGTTTCGCCATCTATTTCGCCTCCGTACCGTTTTGCTGTGCCGCCCCATCCGCGCTCGAAATGGCGCCAGCGGTTTGCGTCATTCCTTTTGCCGCCGCCGTAGGCATTCCCGCGGCAACAGCGGCGGCAATCTCCCTTCCGCGTTCCTGAACATTCTCGTAATAATTACCGCCGGTTAATTCGCTTGTGGCCTCGCTTGCCGTCGCAAAACCAAGCGCGACAAGTTTTTCATAATTACCCGCGCTCTTTCCCAAATCTATCTGCGGCATACCGGGACCGTTCCACTTTGCCCTCGT